ATACATAAAAATAGCATACCAACAACAGGGTTTTTACTAAATTCCTTGAATGTAATAGGTAACGGGTTTGCCGATACGTTTACGCTTTTTGCTGCTTTTGCCATATTATTTACGTCTCCAAAAGAATAAGATTAGCGTTATTATCAATATAAGGGCTATTAGAGCCTTATAGAACTCGCCAAAGGACTTATCCTTATTTTTAGTTATCTTCGAAATTTGGGTTGTTTCTGTGCGATTTAGAGCCATTGAGTCAGTCTTGGTCTGCTTACTATCTGTCTGCTTCTCTTTTGTGCCTCTTGTATAGGTCTCGGTGTATTTAGGAATAGTTATCATACTATCCTTAGTAACCCATAGGGTATCGTAGTAAGTAATGGTCTTGGTAAAATACTCCTCCTTTTCTACTATTTTAGTAACGCTATCGAAAACAACTACACGCACACTATCAAAAGTTTTGACTACTGTGCTATCTAATTTCTCCGATGCCTTCTTTACAGAAGCACAAGATGTAAGTAATAAAGCTAAAAGTATTATTCTCATTTAAGCTTTTTAGTCATTTTGTAGTAGTAGCGTATAGCCATACCGCCAGAAATAATAGCAACCAAACTCGCCAAAAATGTGAATAGTGGTTGAATACTTGTTATGCTAAGAGTAGCACTAACTAATGATACTATTGTTGATTGGTCTGCTTGGTTGTTATTTGCCATTTATAGTTCTTCTTCTTCTTGTTTGTTAAATTCTATGCCGGTAGTCCAATCTTCTAAGAATGTAAAATCTTCCAAGCCTTGTGGATTGACCACGTTAATTATTTGAAAATCAAATTCTTTATCATTTAAGGCTTCAATATCTTTTGTCAGCTTCTTAATGCCTTCCTTTGAAAATTTGTATTCCCCTTTCTCCGTAAGCAATAGGCAATCGTTACTATCCGTTTGCGCATTGTCTAATCTTAGTCCTTCTACTTCCGTATTATAGGCTTCGTGATAAGGCTTTACCTTGTTGTAGATTTGCACTAACTTTTTTTGTGTCTTTGTTTCTTGGCTACCGATTACGGCATTAAGGTTGCTCACTAATTGGAGCAGTTGTTTGTTCTTCATTTTCGTTTGTTTTTGTTTGTAAAGATAATTGTGGATTGCTAAACGGCAAAGGTAATGTTACAATTTTTGGATTGATTTGGTCAGCTATCTGGCTATCTAGGTTTTCATTAAGTGATTCAACAATTAAAATGCTTTCAAGCCAACCGCATACCATTTCATAAGTAACTTCCTCGTAAGGTACAAAGTCCGCAGGGTCAGGCGAAGGAACGCTTGAAGCTCCGTAAACTTCTGCAAAGTATGTTTTATCATCTTGCACTTGTTCTGCTTGATATCTCCAATGTATTACGCAGATTACGTCTGTTAAATCATCTGCTGTTTTAGGATAGCTGTCTAATGAGCTAATAAGCCATTTGTAGTTTGTCATATTTTAATTTTTAAGGTAAGCCGTTTAATGCCGGAATAGAATAAGTAGTTCCGTTTACTGATACTATGATATAACTATTTGTAGATATTGAACCTGATACCGCGTTGCCTAATTTCCAAGGTTGTGCAGTTCCGTTTGTTGGTGCGCCTGTTTTTATTGAGCCTGTGTTTATTTCTACGTTCCCCCCACTTGTTATGCGCATACGTTCGGTGTCGTTAGTAAAGAATATCAAAGGTAAATTTCTATACTCGGCTAATATTGTTCTTGTTGCATCAGAATATAAAAAACCTGCTCTTGAATTACCTCTGTTTAATTCTAATACTGCATCTGTTGCATTATTAATTGATAAACCAACTGAAGCACCAATTAAGTTTGGATTTGCAGTACCTATACCTACGTTACCGCCTCCTAATATGGTCATTCTAACAGTTCCGTTAGTGGTAAATTCTGTAGCTGCGTTTGCTTGGTTACCAAATACTGCTGAATATGCCGATGTTCCTATTTGTATTGTTCCGCCTGTTGAACTTTCAACACCCATTCTTGCATCACCGCCTGTGTTACTTATTCTTATTTGTGTAGCGTTAGTTCCACCACTTGAATTGTTTAAGAATATTCCAGAACTTAAAGTACTTGTTACACTACTTGAGAATGTAGCTGCTCCTGTAGAGGCAAGTGTTAAAGCTCTTGTTCCAACAGTACTACCAAGTGTTGCATTTGTATTGAACCCCAAAGAAGGAGCTACAATCAAACCGGTATTTGGACTTATATCCCAAGTTAATGCTAACCCTGCTGCTTGATAAGGACTCCTACCTCTAATTATTAATGGAGTTGCATTTGATTGAATAATTACATCACCATTAACACTATCAGAACCAAACCTACCCGTACCTGTTACATCAAGTTTATATGTATCATTAGTGTTTCCTATTGATAAATTACCAGAAGCGTTCAACAACATTCTCAAACCTGTTGTATTATCTCCATTAGTAATAAATCTTATATTACCTGATGAAGATGGAGCTTTCAAAAATAAAGGCTCTCCTGCACCATTAAAAGAACTTACTTCTGTTCCGTCTGCACTTGTATAAAACGAACCGCTTCTAGTATTAGCTGCATTATTTACAATTAAAGAATTTCCTCCTTGTATAGTAACACTACTTGAAAATGTAGCTGCTCCTGTTGAGGCTATTGTAAGTCTTGTAGTTTGACTTCCAATAGCAGCATTACCCGTTGCAAAATTTATACCTTCAAAACCACCTAGATTTAAAAAGTTTCCGTCTGTTGTAGGAGCATTTTCTGCACCTCTCCATATACCTACGTTTACAGTTGTTCCATTTGCTTCTCCAAGTGCTAAAATACCTTGTGCGTTTCCTGTTGCTACTTTTATAGTTCCTAAAACTTGTAGATTAGCTTGTGGTAATATAGTTCCTATACCTACGTTAGTACCATTATCAAATATCTGACTATTCCCTATTGTACTTCCTGTTGTAGTAAATTTAGGAATATAGTTATTAGTACCTGTACCCGTTACTGGATTGGTTAAAGCGTTTTGCTTGTTGTTAAAAGTAGTCCAATCGGTGCTTGATAGTAAACCTTGTTGTGAACCACTTGCAGTTGCAATAGATAAAGTAATTGTTCCGCTTGTTGTAATAGGTGTAGAGCCAATAGTTACTCCGCTTGTTGATGAAGATAAGCCTACACTTGTTACCGAACCCGTGCCATAAGCCGTGCTATCTACACTACCATCGGCTTTTAAAAACTGCGAAGATGTACCGCCTGACTTTACTAAAGTAGTTGCGTTTAACGTACCTATAATTGTCGCAGCATTACCGCTACCGCTTGTCTTGTTTATGTATAATCCTTCGCCATTACCACCTTTAGTAATATTTAAAGCAATACCACTTCCGCTTGAATGTGTTATGCCAACTGTATCGCCACTACCAGAACTTGAAAAAATACCTTTAGCAGCAAGTAAAGTATGCGTTCCTAAATCTACGTTAGCCGTTGCACCCGTGTAAGGAACAAAGCCTGTTAAAGAAGGGAAGGTTTCTAAAGTACCATTACCACGAATATACTGAGCCGTTGTGCCATTAAAAGCAAAAGCCAAAGTTCCAGATGTTGTTACAGGGCTGCCACTAATCGTAACACTATCTCCCGTAATAGATGCAGCTACGCTTGTAACTGTTCCTACCGCACCGCTTGAACGCTGCCATATAGTTCCTGAATAAATTACATAATCTCCTACCGCAAAAGTAATAGGACCAGCTCCAAAGTTTACAGTTCCTGCTACGTTACAAATATATACATCGCCTGTATCTCCTGTTCCGTTTGCAAGTGTTGGAGTGTTAGTTGCTGCATTCCAAGTTCCCTTATATTCCATAATAGAACTCGGTAGCTGACTGATAGGTACTTTACCTAAACTATCCAAAGAAGCATAGCCATTAGCGTTGCCCTTTTCACTTCTTAGCTGATAAGTATCTAACAAAGCTTGTGAAGGGAATACCTCTACATAAGCAGAGCCAGACCATAAGTAAAGTTTCTGGGTGTCCTTCGCACAATAAATAATGTCTATTACACCTGTTGCCGGGAACGAAGCAAGGTTTGTATAAAACGATACAGCACCGCCAAAAATCGCACCTAATTGTTCAAGTGTAATCTTCTTACTTACTCCTGTTACCGGGTCGCCTATAATAGTTAAATCGGTTGTAGTAGGTGCTAACTCAGTAGCTAATTGGTTAATCTTTTTTCCTATCATCTTAGTATGTATAAATAGAAGGCACTTGGCATCTATCGTTTAAGTATGGTAATTCCATTGTTATATCTATCTTAACTCCGGCAAGATAGTCAGGGTCGCTTTCGGTAAAATAAGTCATAGGTGCAGTTTCGCCAATATCCCATATAGCTTTGGGGTATCTTAACTGCGCTACTATATCCTGACCTACTAATGTCATATCAGACAAAACTTCCGTTTCGTTGCTCTCTTCCATTAGCATTCTATCCATAAAATAAAGGCTAAAATTATAAGTAATATTTTTAGCGTTTATAGTTGCACCCGTTAAAGTGTAGAACATAGCCGGATAAGTTACCTCTCCGTTGCTTAAACGTTCCCACACATCTCCGAAGTAAACAAAATTAATTTGTTCGTGGTCGTTTCCGAGTGTCGTTATTTGCTTTACAATTTGGTTTAGGCTCAGGCTCATTCTTAATTTTTTCTAAATAAACACGCAGTTTATTTTGGTTCTTTATTGTTGTTACTTTGCTCATATTTAACAGTCGCTACAACCTCTGTTTCCTTGATATAACTCCTCGAAGCTTTTACCTGCACAGCAATCAAAATCTCCAAGCCAGATGCTCGTTGTGTAAGCATCGTTCTCAGGGTGTATTGCATCAATGCCGCTTCCCGGATTCAAGTACTCAGGGTAAAGTGTAGAATATTCTTTTAAGTATTTAATCATTCTTTGCTTGTAGAACTCAGCTCTTGTCTTGTATCTATTAGCTACATCAATCATGTCTTGCATAGACGGGTTCTCGGTATTCTCGCCACCCTTCCTTAACAAGCCTTTGTTATAGAACTGATAAGATAAACCCATTGGAAGCTCACTAAGTACATAATGCACCAAAGTATCTGCTATGTATTGGTCTAATAAAATAACTTCATTAGCGTTTAAATTGTTCGCCGTTATCCCTGCTTGTAGTCTGTTATATAAAGCACTACCAAGCGCAGGTAGTATATAAATATCCTGTGCAGTTTTAATCTCAGGTAATACAAGTTTCTCGTCTACGTTAGCGTGTAAGCCAGAGCGGTCTTTAATATTTTGAACCGATATGAATAATGTGTTTAAGCTCATTTCTTATTTTCTTTTAACTATGTTTGACTTCCACTCGTGTCTGCAACTTGGCGAATGTGTATTTGTACCCGGCTTAGTGTACCAACCGCCTCGTCTATCCCATACAGAATAGCCAAGTCTTGCACTCATCATTTCTATCTCGCTACGAGTATAAAACTTATTAGCGGTTACTAAATACTTGCAAAAAGGTCTGCTTGTATCTATATCGCTATCATTAAAACCTGCCTTCCACTCGTAACTATATCTAATTAAAATTTGAGTAGTCTCAGGCTTTATAGCTTCAACAATCTTGCTGATAGGAGCAGTTAATTGTCTTTCGATAATGATGTTGCTATCAATTCCTTTGCCCTGCTTTACATCGGTAGTCTTAATAAACCCCTTCTCAATTAAAATATCAATAACACGCTTTACTGCTCCTATATCTTCCTTTAAAGTGTCAGCAATTACTTCTGGGGTAATTCTCTTATCCTTAACAATTAAATCTAAAATATTAGATTGTAACTGCGTTACATCTGCAAAAGCCTGATAGTCCTCATCGTCGCTAAATCTTGTTTTGCTTTTAAGAACTTCATAAGTGTTTCTATCATCTCCGAACTCAAAAAAAACTTGATAATCTTCTTCGCTAAATTCTAACTCCTCACTACCAAGCCAAGTACTAACTTCTTCATCAGTTAAAGCATATCCTGCTTTTAACATCGCAGTAGCTTGTTCTCTGCTTATTTTACCCTTGTTAAATTCTCTAATGATACGCTGCATATTTTGCCACTCACGACCCTTTAAGCCTTTAATATGCTCATTAACATTTAAAGGACTTGCTGCCATTGGTTGCTCTGTTTCAAGAGGCAAATTGTACTGAGTAGGGTCTATTCCAAGCTTCTCTAAAATCCATTGTTTTGGTGCTACCTGTAAAATAACGTTCTCACTAAAATCAATTCCGATAGGGTCTACCGGCTGCAACTTTAATTCTACTGTTACACCTGCATACTGACCGAGCATATTAAATACACCCTCAATCTGCATCTGCTTGTAGCGTACATAAGTATTGTTAAATATCTCGTAGCTATCGCGCATCTGTTGGCGCGTACCTAATTGACCAGGTGTTGCGATACCGAATAAATCAGGGCTTGTAATCTGGTGTCCGCTAAATATGTTAGTCTGTATTAACTCGTCTACTCTACTAAAATCTTCTTTGGTTAAATCACTCGCACCTAAGTCATCAACAATAGGCTTTCTAGTTGCATCGTTTACAAAAGCAAGTAAATACTTCTTGCCGTCTGCACCCGTATACATATTATCGAACTGTCTGCTTACTGCACGTTTCTCATCAGGGCTTGGCTCTCCGTTTGGTAATGTGATAAGTTTACTAGCAGAAAACCCGGTCTGAGCATTTCCTAAGACGTGCTTACTTACTTCTACATCACTCTCAATGTAGTTAAGCGCACCGAAATAACCCGGAAGGCTATAAACGTTCATTCCCGGTCTATATTCCTTTACATAAAGTATCTGAACTCCTTGTGGGTTAGCAGGGTTAAACGCATTGTATATCTCAGCTTTTTCTTGGTTGCGTGTAGCCTTCCAATCTTCTTTATACCAAAACTGCGTATTGTCTTTGTTGGTTCTAATCTTTGTATAATCACAATGCCATAACTCAGCAACTTGACCGCCCATTACTGACCAAATAACTTGAATATAAGCACCGCCAAATAGTTCTAAATCTAAAGCAACCTTTTTAGTTAAGTCATTTAGGCTCTCGTCTCTATTAACCTTTTTAACAATAGCATCTTCTCCTGCCCATCCGTTCCCTAAAATGTAGTTTACCTTGCCTCTAATGATAGCGTTGTGCTTGGCAGATTTGTTAAATAGGTCTAAAAGGTATTGCGGATAGTCATTGTTTTGACCATACTGCATATAACCTTCGCCTTTTTTCTCTTTATATTCTGGTTGCTTTGCTTCCGCAAATGTCAATACTTGTATTTCCATTATTGTCTAATTGTGAATGTGCTTGTTGTTTCGTATTCTGTGAATGATATAGTAGTTCCCGTTAGCTCCATAATGCCGGTTTCTAGCAGGTTTAAGCCTGTCGGGTCTGTATTAGTAGTACTTGCTTGTTCGTAGATTGTATAGGTGTATTGCCCATTTAAAGCCGTATTAAAGAAGCTATTTACAACAATAGTGAACTCGTTGTAACGTTCTTTATATGGACTTATATCTGTGTTGTTTAGCCTTACAAATTTGATGTCCGTGTTCGTGCTTCTATTCTCAAAAA